CAAATGCAGCAGGCTCTCGACGAAGCCTGTGGTCTGGCGTAGCGCCATGCCGAACAACACTTTCATCGTCAAGCATGTCTGGATAGCGGTGTCGCTGTAGGTCTGCTGCCGACCGCGCTTACCGGTCGGCGCAGCCTCCCAGATCATCTCCGGGTCAAACCAGACTGTCAGCGAGCCACGGCGCTTGAGCGCTTCGTTATAGGCCGGCCAGTTCCTGGTCTTGTAGGTTGGGGGTGTGGGTCTGCTCATGTCGCCCAGCTACCACACTGGATTCGCGACATGAATCCCTCACGCGCTTTGTGCAACAGAGCCGAGCAAAGCCCAAATATCGCATCTTCCGAAAGGCTCATCCTCATGAGCGCTACGATGATTCCAGCCGTCATATACGCCCGCTATTCGACCGATATGCAATCGGCCTCCTCGGTCGAGGATCAGATCAGGCTGTGCGCTGAGCGCGCTGCCCGCGAGGGCATGGCGGTGACGCAGCACTATGCAGATCACGGCATCTCCGGCGCGAGCCTGATGCGGCCCGGTATCCAGCAGCTCTTACAAGATGCCATGGCTGGAAAGTTTCAGGTGGTTTTCGCCGAAGCGCTCGACCGGATATCCCGCGATCAGGAAGACATCGCCGCCGTCTTCAAGCGGCTAAGCTTTGCAGGCGTGCAGATCATCACACTCAGTGAAGGGGCGGTCAGCGAGCTGCATATCGGCCTGAAGGGCACGATGAATGCGCTCTTCCTCAAAGATTTGTCAGACAAGACGCGGCGTGGCCTGCGGGGCCGTGTCGAGGCAGGCAAGTCCGGTGGTGGCAATTCGTATGGGTATGATGTCGTCCGAAAGGTCAACGCTGCGGGCGAGCCTGAACGTGGGGATCGCAAGATCAACGAAGGTCAGGCTGCTATCGTGCGCCGCATCTTCAACGAGTATGCTTCGGGCACGTCCCCGCGCGTAATCGCGAAGACACTGAATGCCGAGCACGTGCCAGGGCCGACCGGCAAGACATGGGGGCCGTCCACGATCCATGGCAACAAGGATCGCGGCACCGGCATCCTGAACAACGAGCTCTACATCGGGCGGCTGGTCTGGAACCGCCTGCGCTACGTCAAGGACCCCGAGACGGGCAAGCGCCTGTCGCGCCTGAATCCAGCCGATCAGTGGATCGTGCAGGATGTGCCGCATTTGCGGATCATCGAAGATGATCTTTGGCAGAAGGTGAAAGCGCGGCAGGACGCCACGGCGCTCGGTAAACATGACAAATTAAAAGCAGAAGGTTTCTGGGACCGTCGCCGCCCGCGCTTCCTGCTTTCCGGCCTGATCAAATGCGGTTGCTGCGGCAGCACGTTCGTAAAGATCAGCCAGCAACATTTCGGTTGCGCGAGCGCCCGCAACAAGGGCACCTGTGAGAACAAGCGGACAATCCGCCGCGATGTCCTCGAAGCTTCTGTGCTCAATGGTCTTCAACATCATCTGATGGATGAAGAGCTGTTGACTGTGTTTTGCGAAGAATACACGCGTCATCTGAATGCGCTGCGCATGGCCGAGAGCGGCAACCGCGCGAAGGATGAAGCGCGGCTTGCCAAGATCATCCGTGAGCTCGACCGGATGATCGATGCCATCTGCGACGGCGTGCCTGCCGAGCGTGTGAAGGATCGCATGATTTCACTGGAAGCCGAACGAGCCGAAGTCGAAGAGCGGCTGAAGGCGGAACCCAAGGAGGAAAAGCCGCTGCTGCATCCGTCCATGGGCGCACGGTACCGTAAGGCGGTTGCCGAGTTGCGCACGACGCTTTCTGATCAGTCAGCTCAGCATGAAGCGGTAGAGATTCTGCGCAGTCTGATCGACCGGATCGTGCTGCATCCCTCTTCCGAGGAGGAGAGCGGCTTCGTCATGGATATCGAGGGCGATTTAGCAGGTATCCTAAGCCTCTGCCAGACAAGCAAAAAGGCCGCCGGGCTTTCGCCGGACGACCTCATGCAAATTAAGCTGGTTGCGGGGGTAGGATTTGAACCTACGACCTTCAGGTTATGAGCCTACTCCTTCACGTCTCGTCCAGTTCGGGAAGCCGCTATCTCCTCACAGGCCTCCTACGACTGCGTTGCTGCCGCTCGACATTGATCGGATGATTGCGCCCCAGGGCTCGGTAGAAGCCCTGGCTTTTCGTCCAGTTCAAGAACTGGCTGAAACTGTCGACCTGATCATCGTATCGCCCACGCGGGAAGCTCTGCAACTCACGTTTGAATGCCGAAAGCCAAGCTGCCTCGCGGGGGAGGTAGATGCGCCCCTCTTCAACGGGAGCGCAGGCCGCGTTGAAGCGGATTTCCTTGTCTTCATTTGGCTTGATCGGATAGCACTGCCGGTACTCGTTTCTCTGGAACTCTTGAAGCAGGGGCCTGCCGGTGGCTGCGTCCTCTATGAGCACCCGGTCCGCCGCCCAAGTGTCGCAAAGCTCGAAGGCTTTGCGCTTGAGCTCGGGAAAGTCGAGCCGATCGCGGAACACGTCAAGAAGATGCCAGCACCGATCTTTAAACCCCCAGGTAGTGCAAACGGAGAAGTCCGACCGTGGGTCCGACGACGTGCCGGTGTCCCAGCTTTGGACGATGAGCTGGTAGTCCGAGCGGTTGCCTGGCGCATCGCAGGTTTGGAAACTATCCCAACGCAAGGGAGATCCGTCCGGAGCAACGGGGTTTTGCTGGTACTGGGAATTAAACGCGGCAGGCCCCATCTCCTTGCGCAGGCGCTCGAGGGTTTCGATATTCATGTTCTCAGGGAACAGGGCTTCGCCTGTCTTGCGATGGTGAAATTTGCCGTGACCGATCGGGATCGTTTGATCCTCTTCAGCAATGGCCGGCAGGTTGAGATGGCGATAGGTGCCCTTGTCGAGCAGGTATCCAGGGGGATCGAGTTCGTGCAAGCGCTGGGCAATCGTCACGACCCGGCCTTCTGCTGGCTTGTTGAAGCGCGACAGAAGCGTGCCTTCGATAAAGTCCTGGGCGCGCTGTATCTCGGCCTCTGAAGCCGCATCCTGGGCTTTCAGAAGATCATCGATGATGATGTAGTCGGCCCCGTGGCCAGTCACGGCGCCACCGAGGGAGACGGCCTTGCGACCGCCTCCTTGCGTTGTATGGAACTCATCGACGGTGTTGCCTCGCCGGGACAGCCGTGTCTTGGGGAACGCCTGTTTGTACCAGTCGGCTTCCATCACACGGCGACAATCCTCGGAATGCTTGCGCGCCAGATCGAGCCCGTAGCTTGCCACGATGATTTTGGCCTCTGGGCGATGGCCCAGCACATAGGCGACAAAGGCCACCGCGACGGTAATCGACTTCAGATGACGAGGTGGCACGTTGACCACCAGCCGTGTGTTCTCGCCCGAGAGAAGATTCATGAGCTCAAAGCACATGGCTTCAACATGCCAGGCCGGCACGAAACTATCTTCTTGCCCCGGGTGTAGCGTGGCGAAGGTTTTCCAGACAAAAGAGAACAGGTCTTGCCGGACAACTGCGCCGCGTACCTTACGGACAAGTTCGGGATCAAATTGAGTCATGATGTTTCATCCTCAGCCGTATCCGGTCCGACGGTGTCGAGCAGCTCGGCACCACCCATCTCAATGAAATGGCGCAAGATAGCCTCATCCGTCCCATCAATCTCCGGCGTATCCGGCGCCTCATCGCTTGCCGGGCTGTCGGCCTCGACCATGTGGATGAGCTTGATCAGGCGGTCCTGCGCCCGGGGATCGCCCTCCAGACCATCTTTGAACAAGGTGCGGATCAGGGCATCAAAGATCGGGATCTGTTTGCGGCGCCCGTTCTCGGTGATCGTCACCGGACTGAAAAACCGTTCCCGAAGAATGGTCGTAACGTTCCTGGTTTCCTTGGGCCGCCCCTTGGGGTTGCCGGACTGACCCTTTTTGAACCGGGTGTGCTTCGGTGGTTTGCCGTAGCCCACCTCGTAGTCGCGATTGTCATCACTGGTCGTCATGGCGCGCCTCCTCGTCCTTGGGGGACACGACCAGTTCGCGGTCGGCGAAAGTCTCATCGGACCCGGCGAGCACGGCCTGCTCTCCGGTCTGCTGCTGCCACCGGCGGATGGCGACATCAACGTAGAGCGGGTCGAGCTCGATCGCACGAGCGCAACGGCCCGATTTCTCCGCGGCGAGCAGCGTGGCACCAGAGCCGCAAAACGGGTCGAGCACGATATCGCCGCGATGGCTGACGTCACGAACTGCGTCAGCCACCAGCGTCGTTGGCTTGACCGTCGGATGATCCAGCAGGTCCGCGTTGCGGCCCTTGCGGAACGTGTTGACGCCGGCATAGTCCCAGACATTGGTGCGATAGCGCCCATGGCGACCAAGCTCGACATTGTTGACGTGGCTGGCGTCACCCTTCTTGAAGACGCAGACCATCTCGTGCTTGGAACGGTAGAGGCTGCCCATGCCGCCATTGGTCTTGTTCCAGACGCACAGGTTAAGGAGCGACAGACCTTCCGCCTTTCCGGCGAAGACAAGGTCTGCCACGTGCCGCCAATCCATGCAGATCATGCAAACGCCACCATCCATGACCATGGCTGCGCTTTCCCGGATGAAACCGCGCAGAAAATCCTGGAACTGACCGTCGGTCATCTCGCCTACGCCCATGGCAAAATCGCGGTGACCGCTGGTCTCGCCCATACGTACGTGACCGTTGATCGGTACGTTGTAAGGCGGGTCAGTGAAGACCATGCGGGCAGGCTCGTCGCCCATGCGTTTGGTATAGGCAGCATTGTCCAAGGCATTGCCACAAAGCAGCCGGTGCCGTCCCAACATCCAGACCTCGCCGAGACGGGCGACCGGAATGGCCTGTCCATGGGACTCTTCAACGGTCTCGGAGGGATTTTCGGCCGCGTCACCACTGTTGCCATCGATAATGATATCCAGTTCAGGCGTATTGAACCCGGTGAGCGAGATCTCGAAATCAAGGTCACCGGCAACGTCCAGATCGTTGAGATCCACGATCTCGAGGCGCAACACCTCGTCGTCCCAGTCCGACAGCTCGGCAATGCGGTTGTCGGCGATGCGGTAGGCCTTGACCTGGGCCTCGGTCAGATGCTCGAGCAAGACGGTCGGAACGGTCTTGAGCTTGAGGCGCTTGGCAGCCTCATACCGTCCATGACCGGCAACGATAGCGCTATCGCGATCAATAAGTACCGGGTTGTTGAACCCGAACTCGCGGATCGAGCGTGCAATGAGATCAATCTGCTTGTCGCTGTGCTGGCGGGCATTGCGCGCATAAGGCTTGAGCCGGTCGAGAGGCAGCGGGACAATTGCCGGTGCCTCGGCCGGTTTTTGGTTGGGTTTGCGGGCAGACATGGATGTCTCCTTATTGGTTACGGCCCCGAGGGGCATTTGCGTCAAACCAGGATTCGGAGACGAGAAGGGAACACCCCAACATCGCCCCGGATCTTTCGATCCGGACCCTGGTTGAGGCTGCTCCCTATCGGCCCGTAACGGGCCAAGGCGTGCTGCCAAACTAAAAACAATCGCGTGCGCAATGTGGCGCAGCAGTAGCGTTAAAGTAGCAATTTGATCTCAACATCGCAAGAGGCGTTTTATAAAAAGTCGTTTGTTGACAAAGAATTAAGGGAATGCAACCCGGTCAGCGGCAGCCGGGATCGGGTTTTGATTTCTCCGAAATCTCGCTGGACTTCCCCGCCTCGGCAAGCGTTGCTGTCGCTACGCCCGACACATGCATCGGGCTCCTCTCGGTAGCAGGGCCGGCATAGGGCTGGCCCGCAAACGAGGAGAAACCCATGACTCAATCGAAGACGAACCCTGCCAAGGCCAAGAACCCTGCAAAGATGCCCGCAGGGCGGACGGCCAAACCGGCTACCAAACCTCCTCGCAAGACAAAGACCGCGATGGTGCTTGAAATGCTCGAGCGCTCGGGCGGCGCGAGCCTTAGTGATCTTTGCAAGGCAACCGGGTGGCAGGCGCACACCGTTCGAGCTACGCTCAGCGGGCTGCGCAAGACAGGCCACGTGATCAACCGCGAACAGGACGAGTTTGGTGTGTCGGTCTACCGGATCACCGCAAACCCCGAGGCGCAATGATGGCTGCGGTGGCAGAAATCGAGACAATGGACCGCCCTCGGCTCATCGCGCTCTGGCAGGACCTCTTTGGCGGTCCGCCGCCAAAGAGCCTGAGCCGGCAGTTCCTGCGCCGCGCTCTGGCTTTCGAAGTCCAGTCGCGTGGTCGGGGCGGATTGCCCAAGGGCTTTGCGGCAAAGCTGGAACGCGCAACAGGTTCGGATGCGCCGAGGCGCAGCCCGGCCCTCCAATCGGGCGGCCGGCTCTTGCGCGAGTGGAACGGCGTCACGCATGTCGTTGATGTCACCGAGCAGGGGTATCGCTGGCGCAACCAGACCTGGCGCTCACTCTCGGCCATCGCGCGTGAGATCACCGGGACCCATTGGTCGGGTCCGCGCTTCTTTGGCATCAACGGGAGGACAGGCTGATGAGCCAGAAGATCCGCTGCGCCATTTATACCCGCAAATCCACCGACGATGGGCTCGAGCAGGAATTCAATTCGCTCGACGCACAACATGAGGCCTGCGCTGCCTATATCGCGAGCCAGCGGGGCGAAGGCTGGACGCTCTCGTCGACCCGCTACGATGATGGCGGCGTCTCGGGCGGGACTCTGGAGCGTCCGGCCCTGCGCCGCCTGATGGAGGACGTGGATGCGGGCCGCGTCGACATGGTGGTGGTCTACAAGATCGACCGGCTAACGCGAGCGCTCTCGGACTTTGCGAAACTGGTAGACCGGTTTGAGGCGGCAGGCTGTTCCTTCGTTTCGGTTACACAGGCCTTCAACACCTCGTCGTCGATGGGTCGACTGACGCTCAACATGCTCCTGAGCTTTGCGCAGTTCGAGCGGGAAGTGACAGCCGAGCGAATCCGAGACAAGATCGCCGCCTCGAAAAAGCGCGGGCTCTGGATGGGCGGCGTGCCGCCTTTGGGATATGACGCACATCCCGATCCCAACATCCGCAGCCTGGTGATCAACGAGGCCGAACGCGAGACGGTCGTGACGCTTTTTGCGCTTTATGAGAATCTCGGTTGTCTACGGGCAGTCGAACAGGAGGCGGATCGCCGCGGGTTCCGCTCCAAGCGGCATGTCTTCTCGACAGGCCGGGTACAGGGCGGCGGGCTCCTGTCCCGGGGGCAGATCCACCATATTCTCTGCAACACGATCTACATCGGTCGGATCCGCCACAAGGAAAAGGTGTTCGACGGACAGCACGCGGCCATCATTGATGACGAGTTGTGGGACCGGGTGCAGGCCAAGCTCCAAGAGGCGAGTGCCAGACCGAGGTCGCGCGCCAAGAGATCGAACTCGGGCGGTGACGCGTGCAGTTCAGCGCCATTGACTGGCAAGTTCCGCGATCAGGCTGGCGACCGTCTGACGCCGTCGCATACCAGCAAGAGTGGTCGACGTATCCGCTACTACGTTTCGAACCGCCTGCTATCCGGGGGCGACAAGGCTTGCGGCTGGCGGTTGCCCGCTCCCAGTTTGAGGCGTCAGTGGTCAAAACAGTGGCAGATCATCTTGAACAATCCACGCGCAGGCATACGCTGCTCGCGTCTCCCGACCTGGATGCGGCCGACGAGATCAAGCGCAAGGTGGCCGATCTTGTTCAATGTCTTCGAAATGGTGACGCTCATCAAATCAATAAGCTCGTGAGGAAGGGACATCTTGGAAAGAACCGCCTCACGATGCAGCTTGACCGGAATGAAATCGCGGCCGCTCTGGAGATCGTTCCCGAAGACGTTGCCGAGACGGCCCTGTCGATTGCGGCCCCTTTCACGATGCGGCGGCGAGGTGTTGAGAGCCGAATCGTAATCGGCGACATGATGTCTGGACCGGACCGCACGCTTCTCCGTGGATTGGCAAAGGGGCACAGATGGGCGGCGGATCTCCAGGGCGGCACGCCGATTTCGCAAATCGCCCGCCGCGAAAAAGTCACCGAGGCCTATATCCGGACCCGGGCACACCTCGCATACTTGGCGCCGTCGATTCAGACTGCGATTCTCGATGGCGACCAGCCGGCCGATCTGACGTTGGAAAAGCTGGTCCGCATGCAGTTGCCGCTCGACTGGAGCGACCAGGCGCGCCTGCTGGGATTCGCCGCCAAGTAGGCATTCCCAGAAACGCAT